AAAAATAACCCACGAAAGATGGCTTTCGATCCACTCTCGTTTTGTTCCATCCATAAAAGTAAATTTGCATACCAGCTTATTTAACGCACAAGTTTTCCTCATTTTTATCTACCTCCCGAAGCATATGAGGGTCTGCTCCAAGCACCCGTGCCACCGCATAAATCCAGAATGATTTTGTCTTTGTTATCCATTACTGTTTCAGGTTTTCAATCAATTCCGGCAAAAGGCTGCCTCATCTGCCTGCTTTGATTTGAGTTAAAAGTGAATCCACTATTTGCATAGCCCTGGTGGAATCAATATCTCCTAATTTCATTACACGCAGACAAAGAATATATTTAGCACCATCCTCAAATCCTTTTACATATCCTTTATCTCGACCAAAAAAGTAACCATTCATCACCCATATACCTATCACTATGCAGATAAACAAAAACAGAATCCAATTTTTCATAGTCTACCCGCCTTAATCTGCTTAACCCAACTTTCCCACTCCATCCTAAATACTTCAAAACTAAACGCCACAAATACCTGATCCCCGTGTTCCTTGACTCGCTGGATAAACTTCTCTTGATGTTCCGATACCCTACCCTTTGGAGCTTTAAACTCCACCCAGAACGAATAACCTTTGTATCTGCCTTCGATGTCTGGTATGCCCTTGTAAGCCCCAAGCCCCTGTAAATTCCACCACCAGTAAACGCCAAGAGCTTTCAGGTAAGAACAACACTGTTTACGGGTGTCTTTCTCGGTTAAAACTAATTGACCCCTCTTGTTAAACTTCATTTAACCTCGCTTTCTTTTATCCATTCCTGACCATTTCAATAACTTTATCAACCCTTTTTTCTTTCTGTAACTGATCCAGAAAGTCGGCGATGTCACGGAGACAATCGGTTAGTTTGGGTTTTTTACCGCGAAAACTTTAACCGTTGATCGGGGAAAGCCGGCTTAAATCCACATAGGAACCTCCTTACTTAGGGTTTCTTATGGTGCCCGTTCTTTAGCCTCCACATTTTTAGTTTTAGAGGTTCTATGCCCACAATCAGAGCAAAACCATTCATCCCCCATATTCGCCATCTGTTTTTTGCAAGCCCCACATATTCCCGATTCATTTCTACGAGGATTCTTTTTTTCGTTCATCTCTAAAGTTAGTCGATCAAATTTCTCGCGCAATGATCCCATACTTAAAATATTTATTTTCCAAAACCGATGCCCCTGGGAAAACTCAATAAGTTCGATTATCTCATCTACTGTCCGTCCATCCCTCTCCACCATCAACCGGACATCGTTTGCCCAATCCTTGATTTGTCCCTCCGTAATTTTTGCCCTTGGATTGTTTTTGTGGATAAGTTGTTTAAGATTTTCAGAAAGGGGAAGGTATCTTTTATTCTTTTCTAATTCTACTTCTGATTCTACTTCTAATTCTACTTCTAATTCTGTCGTCCGGTTTCTTTCTGGTATTTTTCTTTTTGGTGTCTTTTTGGATTCCGGTATTTTTCTTTTTGAGTCACCATATAACTCCCATTTAGTCTTAAAGTTACGCAATCGCTTAGAATATAACTCCCCATTCTCCCCCACTTTTATGATCATAATTTGGTTGACTAATTTCTCTTTGATTTGTAACCACTCTTCAAGAGACCGGTGTAAGAATTTTGCAATTTTCTCATCCGGAATCGGAGTTTTTTCATCTAAAAGAAGGGTCCCTCTCTCAACCCCATTGATCCACATTTTAGACCAAAGCCGGATCACGATACCCAACTCGGCATCTTCGAGCATTTCAGTTTTTTCATCAGTCAGTAATTCTGAAGCGTAAAGTGGAAACCAGGGTGTTGGTTTACGGGGCATCCCACCTCCTGCCATCCAATGGTTATAAAAGAATTTCTTGTCTCAATCTATCTTCGCATATTTTGACGTAATCCGGGTTGATTTCCATCCCGATAAATCGCCGTCCAAGATTCTTAGCTGCTACCAGCGTAGTGCCAGAGCCAGCGAAAGGATCAAGGATGAGGTCGGTTTCTTGGCTCCCCAATCGAATAATCCTTTCTGCTAATTTTATTGGTTTTTGAAAGGGATGAATTTTTTTATCAGAATAATTTGATTGAGGAGTCGCTATAATCCAAACGTCGAATCTTTCATCTGTCCATTCTTTGGGAAAATTTAAAGTATCTGCAAAACCGAAATGATATATCATTTCATAAGTTTTCCCAAATTGACCTTTATCCGCACATCTTCCCCCAGCATTTCTATAATGCCATATAATTCTACTTTTTAATGGAACGACTAATTTTGCTAACACAAATTCAAATTTCGCCATTTTTTGCGGTGAAAAAGCTATAAAGATATGCCCACTTTTTTTAATAATTCTTAAAATTTCAATTAACCATTTTTCCGTAATCATCCAAAAAATATCATCCTCAAAAGCGTTTCTCGTTTTTTGATTTTCGGGATAATACCACGGATCAGCAAATACCAAGTCGATACACCCGTCGGGAAGCTCACGCATAAGCGAAAGGCAGTCACCGCAGACGATTTTATTTATATATTTCTCTTTCCAGTCCATGTCTCCGTCCGATTTGACGGCGGTTTTATTTTAGCAACCTTTTCAAGTATGCCGACCGACAGGATTTGAACCTGCTTGTTAATCAGTCAACTATTTTTCAACATTTTACTTCGCTGTAAAGTAAAACGCACGGTCGGCATATCACTCTCCTTTCCCCTAACCTTTCTCTTCTTCGGGCAGGACTTCGACTTCATCATTATCCCAATAGGTAGATGGTTCACTATTTACTTCAATCTCTCCACGAAGAATATTATTACTTATCACTTCAAATTCCTGTCCAATAAAGCAGTCATATTGCTTATAGTTAGCAGGGTCTTTTTCACCAAGTTTATTTTTTATAATTCTCACTTTCATCTTTCACTCTCTTTTTTTATCGTGGCTCGCCGTGCGGGATTTCTTTGCGCTCTATATCGGGCTATAACCTCGCCAATTACCCGAACGCCACCGGCAAGCCGGTTTCTTTTCCCCCTTGAGCCAGCATTAGTTTCCCAGACAGGAGCGTCTGCTCGCCTTGCCGAAAGGGGGCTGTTTGAGGAAAGCAAGGCAAAGGCAGGGAAGCTGGCTCAGGGGATAGATTGTTCATCCAAAAACGCTCCTACAATTCATTTCGGGATTATCCCTATTTCTCATTTCCCGATAAATCTCATCCATGACAAGGTTGAGTTTTTTCTTAGATGAAGCCTTGATCTTCCACTGTCCGATACCCGTTACCCGATAACCCTTAATCAGATCAAACTCCATGTCCTTGTTGGTTAAGATCACTCCCGATATTCGCTTCACTCTTAGAAGAATCTTTCTAAATTCTTCAAAGGTGAAACCGTAAAGATCATCAGGCAAAACCCTCTCATGCTTCATTCCGATTTTCCCCCCGCCTTAATCCATTCAAGGATTTCGGATAGTTTGTCCTTTTTGATGTTTTTCAAGGATTTATACTGATAATGTTTTTTGCAGTGATTCAACAGATAATTGGCGTCAATCTTATTGTCCTTCATCAAGGTAAACATATCAGCATATTCACTGTCGGTAATGAAACCATTGCCTTCTCCGTTAGTTTGTTTTTCTTCTCCAGAATCAGGATCGCCCTTGACAACCTTTTTCTTCAATAGAGCTATTCGAATTACTTCGTTCGTGATTTTATCTGGTAGAAGATGGGATTTTGCGTTTCTTTCAGCTTTTGTCACCGCGTTCACTTCTGCATGGATGATCTTTTTACCTGCCTGTGATGTTTTGGATTGTCTGGCAAAACCTATGCTCGTATTAAGTAAAAGTTCTATTGGTTGACCAGAGGAAAATCCTACGATATAAGAACCGGCGAGAACAGATGCCTTGAAACAATCCGGTTCTTCTATTACCGATTCAAGTTTGATTGCCCTGATAACCATTTGACCTTTAGTTTTGTGAGCCAAAAATCGGCAAGTTTCATTCGCACCGACAGCAGAGAGTCCATGCACTTCCTTGCCGTTCATTAGAACAGGCTTACCATTTTCATCCAGAAAAATATAAGCCCAAGCTCCGGTTACTTCTTTGTCGAGATATTTCGCCAATTCACCCGTATCAATCTGGTCGAAAATATCAACGGCGGATGAAATTTTATCCGCAATCAGTTGACCATCTGAGGTATCTGCTTTTGTGGTTTTGATTTCCGTCATTTTATTCCCCTCCTTTCTTTTCTAAGTATTTCTGTTCCCTGCACTTCTTCTGGTAGAAATACTTCAAAATCTTCTTTCTTATCTTCTAAGTATTGGCTCAAATCCGATCCAATGTAGCACTTCGGGATTTCATTTACCTTTACCGGAGCACCAATATTCACCGCCGTCTTTTCAAACGGCTTCTTGTTTACTATCAGGAGAGTAGGGGCATTATCCTTGCACCATGCCAAGATTTTGTCATCCTCATATTCCAACTCTGTGGTGATCTTGACTTCCACCTTGTCTATCGGTTTTTTCTCTTTGGTCTCCTGGTAAAGTGCAACGGCGGCGGCTTTGAGTTCGGCTTCGGCAGTCTCTAACTGGATTGAATATTCCTTCACCCGTTCAATAGCCATAGCAAACCTTTTACCTTCAAGGCTTTGGTCTAAATCAATTTGTGCACTATTCTTCATCCTGATACATGATTGTTGGACTTCCCGTAACTCCGCCACCTTTTTTATTAGCACCTTCAAATTTTCTATATCCATTTTCTTTCAAACCTCCGTATATAAGACTGATATTAAGATTTCTTTTACCAACTCCCCCTCGCTTCCTCACCGGAGAGAGGGGGAGTTTGGGTTTACTTGAACCTTGCCCTGATCTTGGTCTCAACCTCCAGAGGTAATTCCCGTGCGGTATACATCGTAAAGTCCTCTAACTGGGCTCCACTATTTTTTATTCTTATATTGATAAAATCAATTCCATTAGAGGGAGTGTCAGTTCTCGTTATTATTTCACCTTTTTGTAAAACGAGAATCACTCTCTTGGTTATCGTCTTTGTCTCTGCCATTTTCTTTTTCACCTCCTTTCCTTTCGATAAAAGTGAGAGATTCGTTACTTTCCATCCAAAGTTCTTTAGCTAAACTGCAGGTGATAATAGTCCGTGCCATTGGATCGATTAGTTTAATCCGTTTTTGGATTCTCTTTTTCTCCCGATCTTTGACGTTTATCATTTATTCCCCCTTTCTCGTATTGCACCAAAACCTATGCAAATCATAATTGCAAGAGCATAAATTCCACATAATTCATAACTACAATAATGAATCATAGATTTTAAAATTAGGTAAAAAAACCCAAAAGCCAACCATCCAATAAACCATAAAAATATTCCTAATCTCATTATTCCCACTTCCTTGGTTTTTCACAATTAGAAAAGGTTGCTAATCCTATTGGTTTTTCTATTTCCAGCCTTTGCCATTGACCGCACCGTTTACAAAATCTATAATTGGAATCATACCTCCAATACAACCAATCATGCCTTACGAGAAAACAAATTAAACTTTTCATTATTCCCCCTTTCTTATATATGACCCATCCATCCCCAGAATCGCCAGGGCATGAGCTTTGACTGAATCTATCTCCGAAACCGAGGGTATGCGGGGTTTGTTCACCACTTCCAACCCTCGATAATTTGAGACCGGATGAATCGGTTTGTATGGAGCTATCGGTGTCGGCTCGTTGGCAACCGTCCAAAGAAAAGCCAATACCCAAAGCGGAGTTGCGCCAAAAGCGAATACGAATAGAATGCACCAGTAAAGGTTTTTAAGGATGAATCTCATGGGTTAGTCCTTTTTGGGGTTGTCGTTTGCACTAAATAAAAGACAAATACAGTTTTTATTTGTCAATGGTTTACTTAGTCTTACAAACCTAACGGGTACAGGAAAGACAAAATCCTTGATTCCCCGATGATCTAAATTACCATCAAAATATATATTTTGACTTTCCCATTCACCTATTATGAGTCTGATTTTATCCTTCATTTTCTTCTCCTTTTCCCCAGCCGGAGGGCGATTATTGGAATTATATAATATTCTTATAGATTCTCGAAACCTTATAACCACGCTTGGTGTGGTGATAGCCAGTATGGTCACCAGCATTACTAAACAACATTAAATTTTCGATCCGATTATCTTTGACATCACCGTTTATATGATGAACAATTTCTTTTGGGGAAAGTGTTCTACCTATATGCTTTTCCATGACTAAATGATGTTCAAAAACATAATGTTTTTGGGTGGCACATGGATGACTTGGCATATAAATATATCTATAACCATCTACATCTATTTTTATACCACCCCTCTTACTGGCTTGAGATAATTTTCTTTTAGTTTCTTCTGAAACTCCATGTCCTTTAAGAGCTTTACTAATTATCTTTCTTGTTTCTTCTGTTCTTATATATACTCCCTTGGGCATTTTAATCCTCCTTTGTTCCCTCAGCCGAGCGGGTTACTTTCTAATCATTACGGTATTAGTGTGGAGCTCCGTTCCGTCCATTCGATTTCACCCGCTCCACTGGTTTTGCGTTACGCACCGATAGCAAGGAGGCGAAACGCAAGGGGGTTAAACTTCTTCTTCGATAGTTATTTTGACTCTGTGAATACGAGACATTATTTCTGGAATCTCGCTCGCCGTTTCAAATTTAACTTCCCCTATTTTGAGTTTAATCGAGTCGTAATATGGAGTTGCTTTCATTTTGTCTTTTCTGAAATTTACCTCACGCAAATATCCGATTAATTCAAATTTCATGGTTTATCTCCTCTCTTTTCTCCAGCCGAGCGGGTTACTGTTCTAAAGGTTGTCTCGAATGTAGTCCTGTTAGTTTCACCCGCTCCGCTGGTTTTGCGTTCGCACCGACAGCAAGGAGGCGAGACGCAAAAGATTTAGGTTCGTTCATAAGTTTTCTCTTGACAAAATCCAAATTCCAGTTATATTTAAAAAAAGGTCATCGGATAGACTCCACCGAAGACCTCTTTCTATTTTGGGCATCCCCCGGCGGACTACCCGTCTGGGACGGACTACCCGCCATAATTGCTGAAACATGAGAAATATGAATCTTGAACCGTCCGGACCCGACAGGTTTCCGGAACGGCCAGATACCGGACTTGATGTTTCGATAAACTTCCTTGGTAGAGATCCCGGTCACCCAGGCGAACTGGCCAGGTGAGAGGTACTGAACTAAACCTTGCTTATATAACTTGAGGAATTCTACTTGATTCATTTTAAGCCCTTTTAAGCGATGATCTCCTTAACCCATCTAACCACTCAGACCCACCGGAGAAGTCTCCACGGAATTTGCTTTCCTTCCGTTTGGTTTAACCGTAGGCGCCTCGTGCATCTTTCTGTTAGAGCAACAGACCATGACAACCAACCCATCTATGGTCTGAATTTCCCCTTCCCGGACCAAGCAGTTGAGACAGGACTTCCCGATTACCTCTCCGGTTGGCTCGTACCGAAGGCAAGATTGAACGCCATTCGCATTGTAAATTCTATGGTAAGACATGTCACTCCGCTATCATTTAAGGATTACTTCTCGATCGCTTCACCGGGTTTTTCCGGAACGAAAATTTCCTCTATCGACAAGTCTAATGCACGGGCAATCTTCATGGCGGTTTCAAGATTTACTCCACCATTTTCGTTTGCGATCTTAGAGATGTGTGTTGAATCCAGACCCGTTTTCATGGTTAGATCCGTGTATGACATATCTCGTTCTTCTAAGATTTTCTTCAGATTGTTTTTCATTCTAAAAACACCTCCTTGACTTGTTATGCTTCCTTTGTCGGCTGTAAGATAACAATACTTTATTATATGTCAAGATAAATCGTATAGGGTGTTTAATGTATTTTGGGCATAAGGGAATTGCCACTTGACAAAATAACCTTGACAATTATATTATTATAATGTTTAATTTAGCGGAACAGATAAAAAGGATTCTCGCAGATAAAGAGATTACGGCTTATCGGCTTTCTCGAAAGAGTGGTATAGCCGAATCACATTTATCGAGAATATTGAGTGGAAAACAAAAACCGACCACCGATACCTTTTTTGCAATTATCTCTGGTTTAGATATGGAACCTGCGGATTTTTTTCTTTATCCGCAAAATATCGAGAGAGGAGAAGTAAAAAAAGTGGAAGTGAAACCACCGGACAGATATGTACTCTTGATTAAATCAAAGAAAATTCCGCCCAAATTGAAAAGGCTTGTTATAAAACAGATCGATACACTTTTAGAACTTTATGATGGAGATACATAATGCTCCCCCGCTACCTTCAAAACCAACTCGGTTTCGGTCTGGTGATCTTATTGGTCGGGGGAGTGATATATTTTCTTATTGAACTCTTAAAATAGGAGGATGGTATGAAAAAGTTATTGATGGTTTTGGTATTGGTTCTGATCCCCGTTATTCTTTTTGGGGAAGAATCAAATCCAGATGGGGTAATCGGGAATCCGTCTTTTACTTTACTTGGTGGTCTTGGAATGGGGAATATGAAACAAAAAGTAAGTGATTTAGATGCGGGAGATTTTGATTTAAAAACCTATGGGGTTAGATTGGAGATACTTTATCCTATGTCAAAATCATCTTCTTTTATTCTTCAGTTCAACCTAGACAAACAAAATCTAAATTCTCCAGAGACTTTCGATTTTTACAAAATGGAATCAAATTTAACTAGCTATGGGATTGTTGTTGGGATAAGATTATTTTAATCATGAGGAATAATTGTGTTCCTCTACCTTCGCAACCGTAGGTATTGGCTCGGCGGTATCTCCGGTGATAAAAAAGCCATGCCCCTGCATAAATTCCTCAAACTATCTTTCCCGGTAACGGACAAGAATACGGCTGAACTGCTTCTTGCTAACTATAGGATAAAAGAGATTCACCAGCAATTAGGGATCCAGACTCCCGATTCAGTAAACGTCAAAGCTTTTTATCTTGACTATTCCCGGTACTGTGATCAGAACAAAACCAAGTTTACCGTTGAGAGTGATATACCCCGGTTAAAACGCTGGCTATGGTTCTTAGGGGAAAATAGGATCGAGGACGTGACCAAGATCGGAAAGCCGGAATTGACCTCGTTTATCAATACCCTCCAATGCGCCAACTCCACCAAGAACCGATACATGAGCTTGATTAAAGCGGGGCTTAAATGGGGGGTGGACAATGGCTCCCTAAAAGAAAATCCCCTGATCGGTTATAGGCAATTCACTGAAACCAAACCATTCAAGCCGTCCGAGATCACTCCAGTAGACAAAGAAAAGATTTGGGCAATAAAGGATAAACAGTTTCGCCTCTTCCTTCAAGTCGTCTACTATACCCTTGCCCGGAGATCGGAAGTCTTAAACCTTCTTTGGTCTGATATAAATTTGAAGAAACGAACCATTACCTTCATAGTAACCAAGACAAAAACAGTTCGGGTGATCCCGATTTGTGACCAGCTCTATTTTCTCCTCAAGGATCAATACGGTGATCCTGATAAAAAGATATTCCCATGGAAACCCACCACCGTTTCTTTCAGATTCAGTTATTTCCGGGACAAAGAAAAACTCTCCATCCGGGGAATCCATGAGTTTAGAAATGCGAGGACTTCCGAGTTATTAGAGGCAGGAGTAAACCCGAAAGCAATTCAGGAATTGCTCGGTCATAAAAAGATCGCCATGACAATGGAAAGATATGCCCGGATCAACCTTGATGGACTGCGAAAAGCGGTGGAGAAATTGTAAGGATTTTGTAAGTTCTTTTGGAAAACTTGGCTACTTTTGGCTATGTTTGACCAGATTAACCCCTTTTCATTTTTCACCGTAACCTCTTATCCTATTAGTTAATTGCTTGTCTTTCAATGACCGCTTCCGGTGAATTATAATAGTCTCCCCCTACCCGTAAATGACTTTGATTTATAAAGACTTAGCCAGAATTTGTAAGGGGAAGGCAACTTTATTTGATTTAAAAGGGGGTTGTTTACCTTCGGGGTTTGGTTAAATGCTATGCGAAGAATTAAAACGAGGAGTCACTTTCCCCTATTTACTGTTCCATACTAAATCCACAATTCTTGCGACAATATAAAAAATAAGTATTCTGCATACCCACCAAAATCAATCCCCCGCCGCAATCCGGGGCAGGATTGGTAATCTTCTCTTTAAGACAGATTATCTCCTCTATGGTAACGTAAAGTCCACCTCCCAGGAAGGAGTAATCGGCACTTCGTAGAGATGGTAAAGAATAAGATTGGATGTTGTCACTTTAATATACCAGAGGGTACCCGCCGGCAGGAGAACATCGTTCGGGTAGACACCACCGGAAAATTCAAAACAACCTGCACTATCTGTATATACAATAGTTGGACTTACATCAACCAAAACTCCATGAAACGATACACTACTCCGGTTCATCCCAATTTCAACTTTGGCGTTCGGATGCGGTGTTGCGTCTTTGTTGTAGACATATCCATAAACTATACAAACGGAATCTGCCGGGGGCGGAGAGACAGTCATTGCCGTTGCATAATAAGTTAAGGTGGTATTGGCAGAGATAGTCCGGTAGATCGGAGAAGTTCTCAAATATCGTGGTGCGGAGAGATAGAAAGTGTAGTGCCCATTGTCCAAAGCCAGAGTACAGAGCCCGGCAGAGTTAGTATGTGCCCCATAGGGAGTCTTGGCTCCGGTAATTGAATCCACTATTTCCACCCTGAACCCGGCTATTCCGGTAGAATCCGAATAATCCTTTACCCAGAGAAGAACGGTATTTGAGCCGGAACCGGTACAGGTAATATCCTCGGTGGTCAGTTTACCATCGGCATCCGAATCCCAGTTATTTTGAATCATTTTCTTATTTGAAGAAGTGTCGGCTCCTCCACCAGAACCATAATCCGCCCGATTAGCATAAATTGAATCCTCTATATGTCCACGTTCCGCGGGTGTCAGAGTCATCGCATCGCCGGTTTGAGCAAAATTATTATTATTCAGCATAATCAAAATCGGCACAGTGTCCATTTCTGCCGTTACTCCAATCCCCCAGATAACACTCCGATAAACCAAAACCGAATCAGTTACCGGATTGAATATTGACAAACCATTTCTCAAAGCCCAGGCATGGCTTAAATCTATAATCGTAGAATCGGGAAGATTCAAAGTATATACCCCTATGGATTTCTTGGCAAGAACGGAATCACTCGAAGCATTGAAAGTTGATAGTCCATTTCTTAAAATCCAAGCATGAGACAAATCTATAATGGTGGAATCGGGTAAATTCAGAGCGTAAACCCCGATTGATTTTTTGGCTAAGACAGAATCTAATGAAGGGTCAAAAGTTGACAATCCAACCCTTAATAGCCAGGCATTGCTGATGTCTATGGTAAAAGAATCGGGAAGATTAAGTGCATAGACCCCCAATGAACGCATAATGAGAACGCTGTCGGTGGCGGGGTCAAAAGTAGACAGTCCCGATACATCCGCCTTGAAATTTGTTTTGTTGGCATCTGCAATAGCATTAAGTATCGAATCTCTTTGTGCTATTGTCCACCTTCCGAAGTTTACTTTATTCACGTCCAATATGGCAGTCAATGCCGAATCTCGTTGTGCCAACGTCCACCTGCCGAAATTAACTTTGTTAGCGTCAAGTATGGTATTCAAAAGGGAATCTCTTTGGGCAATAGTCCAGCGTCCAAAGTTTCCCTTGTTAGCATCAAGAATTGCGTTGAGAACTGAATCCCTCTGGGCAGAAGTCCACCGCATGAAATTAACCTTGTTAGCATCGAGGATGGCATTTAAAACCGAATCTCTTTGAGCGGTTGTCCATCTCATAAAGTTCACCTTATTGGCATCCAATATCGCATTAAGCACGGAGTCTCTTTGAGCCACCGTCCAACGCATGAAGTTGGCTTTATTCGTAGCGGTAATAGCGTTCAAAACCGAATCCTTGAAAGCAACTAAGGAAGCAATAATCACACTGTCGGTATACATCCTTCCCCTGATGGTATCCGCCAGAGCATCATAAAAACTTGCAGAAAATTTATTGGCGATGAAAGCACTATTACAAATAGATCCCGCCGTAATAAGACCATCGGTAATTCCATTCATATAGGCGTTCATATAACCTTCCGTGAAAGTAATTTGGCTGGCGATATGTTTAACATTTCCCAGACTGTCATCCAAAGCCGTTGTCGTAGCCCACTTGATCTTGCTGGCACTATCCGCATTGGCGATAACCTGATCCCTTGCCGAATCCACCACGGTATAATAGAACGTCCCCGCTCCCGTAACCATGAACGAAGTCGTGCCAATGCCCCTTAAAGCTCCCCCCCTCCATGCCTTGACCGTTATTCGATACACTCCAACCGCTTTGCCGTTTGTGGAATAATGAACTTCATACATTCCAAGTGTAGTATTAAATACCCCCGTTCCGTTTTCTCCCAAACTATCTACTGTAGAATTGTTGGGGTTACGATAAAGAATTATCAGAGAATCGGCATTGGCTACGGTAGGATAATAGGTCGTATCAGTTGTTGTTATTGTGGCAAAATTAGTGTCCGTTGCACCGTTACCTACAACGGTAGGGAAGCAATCAATTCCTCCACACGCCGGAGAAGTGAAAAGCAAAAACATTATTAGCAATACGAATTTTCTCATTATCGAATTATCCCTCCGTCAATTATATTCTGTCGCATACGGGGCAAGACCGCCCCTGGCGTCCAGTATAGATTTCCCCAAATCTCATAAACATAATTTGTCCCTTTTGTCGAAACCGATACGCTGAACAGATTTAAAATACTCTGATGCCAACTCCCGTAAGTCGAATTATTATAATAGGTCGTATCCCACCCATCAATAGTATGGGGATCATATAATAGGGTAATAACGTAGTAATCCGTAATTGTCGTAGTTAAGGTTATCGTATCCGCACCACTGCACCTGCCAGTATCGTAATTGCAACTTCCATACGTCGAATCAGTCCAGTTACAGACAGCCCAATGGTTTTTACTGAATTCGCTATCAAAACATCCCCAGCCAAAAGCTAACGAACCCGTTGCCAGCGTATTGGCTCGCACGAATAATTGTAAGCTGTCAAAATATTGTTGAGTAGTAAAGTCGGGAAAGGCAAAACCGCTTTTACTTCCCGCAGCGGCATACACACTTGTCGCATTATTCTGATCGTTCACACAGGTCGAACAAGGTGTCCCAATCGTGCAAAGCCATCCCGCCTCTCCTCTTGATTTTGTCGGACGGACGGTTACACTATTACTCCATCCCACGCTAAACATCAAGAGCAAAAGAATACTACTTATTACAAGTTTTCTCATTCCATTCCCCGTCTACGGCTCGATTGATTGAGTCCTGCTCCGCTTTCGTCCAACCCCAGTCATCGCAATAGTATTTCCGACAAACACCCGGGCGTTTATCGTATATCAAACATCTTTTATTTTTAAGAAACGGGCACTGTTTCGTTCCGGTTCGCCATGCCAGAACCCCCGGGGCAAAATCCTCAAACCGTCCAACTTTAACCCCTTTCAGTTCTCCCTGCTTAATCAAAATATCTTTTTCCCAGACAGAGATGGATATGGCAAATTCCCCCTGCAAAACCTCGCAACACATCGTAGACTTCCGGCAATCCAGGCAGTTTCGCACTTTACCTATCACCGGCAGATTAAGCTTAGGCATGACCAGAGCCAAACAAGACAGGCAGATTGAGGAGAGAAAGTTTCGCCTATTCATCCGATCCTCTCCAAAAACAGGGGAATCACCAAGAGCCATAAGAGCTTGGTTTTTAAGTGAGGATTAAAAGCGTGGATTATTTTGCTCAGGCAGATGCCCCGTCCGGGACGAGCAAGCGTCTGCTTGAAGGGGCTGTTTAGCATTGTGATTCCCCCGTTATCCTGTCCAGTATTTTTCACCGCCTACACTATGCACCGCTTCAAATATCTTTTCCCGATCAGAATATTTGGCGTTTACGTTCAGATGAAAGTGCGGGGCCGTCCCTTTGGTATGCAGTTTTAAAGTGCAAAAATCCTTCCAATTCAACTGAGCATAACTTATAAGTCTGTTCAAAACATCCAACTGCAAATCTCTCGACCGAATATCTATCGCCTCCCCCACGCAGTGCTGAAAGTCCGATTTCACTTTCTGGTCGACCTGTTCTTGTGCAGTCCTAAGAACCGCAGTAATAGTCAGGTCGTGATTTAAAGTATTCAAAGCTACCCACGCCAAATCCAACACACACGCACGCAGGAGAGGCGATACGGCGAAAGAGGTAAACTCAGCTTTCAATCTGCCATTGTCGTCTTTAAAGTTCATGCTAAGATGGATTTAAAGGTTCTACTTTTTTCTCTGTGGCAGGTTTCTGTCTTTTCACTATTCCGACAATCTCCATAATCAAACCATAGAGAAGGATTCCAGCAGAGACCACTTTTTCTGTGTTGTCGGTGATATTATTAAGAACGTTCTCGTCAATCTTCACGCCAAAATGCAAAGATAAAAGCGCGCCGATAAGTACAACCACCGCTCCAATAAAGCGTCTGCTCAGGAAAGACGGTCGATCCTTCCCCTTCTCTTCTTTGTATGCCCCCTGAACATTCTTGAATAATCCGAATAACTTCAGATACTTCAGGATTTTTCCCATTTAGACCTCCACTGTTGAATTTTACCATAAGTGGTGAACCTTCTTATTTTTTCTCTATCCTCATTTCACTTGATTGGATTATCCCATTTAGAAGTTCAAAGATAACTTGAACGACCTCTTGAATAGTCCATACACTACCAAATGTCTCAAAGGATATTCTTTTGCCACAAACTTTGATCTTTATTTCTCTTTCTTCCATAATTGTTGAATTTCTCTACAAAAACGCACCAGGTCGTTTATGGGCGACTTTCTCCACTTAAGCCATATCAAACCACGTCTGCCCCCCTCTATTTGAAGCTGGCGTTAATACTGACGGTAAATTTGACTGCGTAGACCGTTACATCGGACACATTCGAGCAAATTCCACCAAGATAGAGTCGGCACTTGGATGAAGCGTTAAAAAATAGTCCGGCATCCGTTAATGTCCCAAAATCTATTTTACTCGTATCGGTCTTGCCAATTCCACCGCCAACCGTCAAATAAACGCCACTATGGATCTTCTTTATCAGCTCATCTGATAATACCGTCAAACCAATAAGCCCGTTATCGACATTGATCGAGCCGGTTTTCCATTGCTCAAGAGTTCCCAACAGGATCATTCTGTCACCCAGTTCTGCACCGAAACTTAGATATGACCCCCCACTGATAGAATGATTCGTTCCCGCCTTAATCAGTAGTTGACCTCCACCATTCGCCCAGTTGTCAGCAAACGCCATGCTTGCCATGAACACCACCAACACCGCACCGATCAATAGTTTCTTAACCATTGCAACCTCCTTTAGTTAATTGTGTTTAAATCTATGACGTGAACTGAAAAAGTAATCCAATTCTTAACAGTTTCAGATTGACCACTTCCATTGATTTCATAAGAGAATGTATTCTCTTGAATATGCAAAATCTTATCAACTGAGATTTGATTATTATCCCAATTAATTATAATGGTATAAGGTGACATTGCAACCTCCTTTAGTTTAAGGTTTCATATCGCTAAAAGTTTCCCATGTCTCCTGTATACTATCTCTCAATTCATTTCTCAATTCCCTGATGTCGGATTTAATATCGTTTAGGATATAAACTGCCAATGCTATCAGAAGCGAAATTACGATATTGAAAATCCGGTCTTTGCTAATTTTCATTTATTCCTTATTCAATCTTTTAAAGATAGTTTCGATACTTCTCTCCGTAGCTTTTAACCGTTCATCCATACGACCTATCTTTTCGCCACAACTGGAACAGTTACCAATAATCTCGTCTATCCGCTTTTCCAGATGAGACAGATCGTTAGTTTTAAATCCATTGACCCGTTTCTCCACCATTTTAGGCAGAAGAATCTTTATTATTCCCACCAGACCGATTATAACCGTAATCAAACTAACAACGATGGAAATGATCGACCCGGATAAAATTGACTCTAACATTTAAGGGTTCTCCTTTCGATTGTCCGACTGGGTTATTTGCCCGCCTGAAACATATTTTGAAATCGCTTTCCTTTTTGTTTTAGCATTCTTTCAAAAGCACTCAAGTCTTCTTGCCTCATAGAACTAATGGTTCTTTTCTTGACTTCATCAAATCCGATAGCCAACTCCGGCCATTCGGAATTATACTTTTCTATAATTTGGGTAAGAGCATCATAATCTCCGTTTGGTTGGAGAATAATTTCTTTAGCTCTGTTAATCGTTTCATTCCTTTGGGAAAATACTTCGGTCAAAGCATCCATCTTCATCTGCTCGATTGATGCGGTTACAGGACGAGAACCGTATAATTGTACCAATGCATCTTTCAACTCTCCCTGAAATTTGAGTTTACCACTTGGACTACGGAAATCATAATCCCCGGTCAAAACCTTCTCCAGTCCGATAAGTTGACGTGTTCCCCCAAAACTCTCCCCTAAAGCTTTTGTAACTCCCAAGATTCTCTTTAATCGGGTGGGATATTCTCTTTTGGCTTCGGTTACTATCCTGGTTCCAATGCTTCCTACGGGTCCCAATACTACCTGTCCAATCGCTTCGGGAACATTGTCAGAATAAGGCAAGTCGAACATCTGAATAGAAGATGACCAGTCACTGTTAATCAAAGCAGGTAAACCATAGTTGATTACCTTGGCTATAGTCTCTCCGTATTTATCCTTGATTTTGTTATAGAGATTAAAAGTCAAGTAACCTGTTCCTATCTTCCCGGCTGGTCCGGTTAGAATCCTTGCACCACCAAGAGCTAATTGTGCCGCGACGAAATGTGCTAACCTTCCCCCACTGCCGAGACGTTGACGGAAAGTATATTGCCCCTTTCCTCCAAATGCCTGCTTGGCTAAATCCGCTCCCAGTTCAACGGAGCCGATGGTGAATTGCCTAAACATACCCGGGCCTATTCTCACCAGTTCCGGTCTCAATGCTCGTGGAATATTGGTCTTTAGGGGATAGAATTGAGAATAAACCATTCCTCTCAAGAAAGCATAATCACCCGCCTGCGCATCAGTCATGCCGAGATTATCAATTCCATGTTTGTAAACCGCTAACCACATTTCCACCTGGTTTGAAGTCTCCGGGGAAAGTCTCAAAATCCGCATCAGTTTGCCAGACCTGAATTGTGGAGAGGTATACTGTCTGGTTAATTCTCCCGCAGTTCTTCCAGTCAGATAATAAACTCCATGCCGATCTAACAATGCCTTTCCTTCCACCGTTCTAACCGCTTTCTGTGCCCATGCCAATTCCCGGTAAGGCACCACCATTCCGGTTTGCAAGGTTTGTAGACTATTGAGAAGATTATATCTCAAACTGGTCTTGAGCATCCCTGTAGACAATACATTTCTTATTCTTCCCGCCCATCTTTCAAGGGCAAAAGGTCTGATCTTTCCCCTAAAGATTTTATTTAAATAAGAATCCAGACCTGCCGATGTGGGAGTTTTCTGTCCCCAGATAGCTTTCAGATTGGTTTTTATCTCCTCGGCTATAAGCGGACGCCCTTCCCGTGTTAATTTTGTAATCAGTGGCTGAATTTGACTCTGAAGTCTATATAGATTCTTCCAACGGTGATATTGATTGTTGTGGTAATTCAAAACAAATTCCAAATCCTTGGAATAACCTGGTGCGCCTTTTCTCTCCTGTAAAAATCCCGCCCATTTCCGCTGTGCTTCCCTTGCCCCGATCTTTCCGCTAAGAACCTCCCTGATCCTATCCGGTGATTCCTCATTTAATTCTTTCCGCAGATCATTCAAGATTTTATACTGCCGTTTTCTCGATACCCTCACCACATCGGGATTGATAAATTCCCGCAATTTGATGTCGTAGTTTTTCGTGGTAGGATTTTCTACATAATTGTCTACTATCTTCTGTAATGCCTCACTCCAATTCTGTGCCGATCCGATATATTCCCCATCCTTCAATAGAGCATAGTCCCCCAGATGAAGATGTCTAAAATAATCCTTAATCCCCCAGGAGTCGGGAATCTCCCCTTTAATCATCGTCTCGGTTCTATTTGCAATTTCTACCCGTTGATCGGGAGTCAAACGCTTCCCTTTTAAGCCGTTTTCCTGCCGATATAGTTGTTCGGAAAGACGGGTGAAATACGGTCGAATGTCTTCACGCTTAGTAGTGATAATCTCCTGTCTCTGTCTGTCCGATACGGCTTTCAATCCTCTGACAACTTGCTTAACGGGTTCCGGTATATTCTTGGCTTCCGTTACCTCAATCGGATTTTCAAGTCCATCCACAATCTCATTGTTATATTTTGTCCGTAGAGATTTCGAGGATTGCTTTAATATCCCCCCGATTTCCGCCGCACCCCTTCCCTGATCTACCCTGATATTCCGTTCGGTGAGCATGAGTAATCTTTGTGCTTGCCCTGCTGTTTCTCCATACCGGATTTTGACTTCTCCGTATTCATCCGGTACCACGTCATATTTGTAAGAGGGACGATGCAGGAATGTTCGGGCATCCTCTGGCTTTATGTCCATCGTTATCCGGGGAGCGGGCATATCGGCTTCCTGTTTTATCTTCTTTCTCAACATCGCTTCCCTGAGCGCATTTCCTAATTGCACATTCTTGGATTTGAAAGGAGAAACAACACCAAAACCCCCGCTAAGTTCCTCTGTAGGTGTAATAACTTCTTTCTTTATCCCCCCCGTCTCTTGTGCCTTCGCCAGATCGGGATAGTCCGCGCCCGTCGGGGGGGTTTCGGTCACATCCTTATCCTTCAACTCTTGCACCATCTTATTCATGCCTTCGCCGAGGACGGGGGACTTGGGGGGAATAGGTTTTATCTTTCTATTTTTTGCCCTCCAAATACCATCATCACCTCTAACGAGGGGCTTTGGTGCTTCAATTTCTCCACTCCCAGAATTAAAATCAATATCTCTTGGATCAACTTTAAATTCCATAATCTCGCCCTTACCACGCCCAGCCATTTTTGCATAATCTTTTGCCCCTTCACTACCGAACATGGAACGAGATTTACTGTGTGAGAAAAATGTCATCTCGTCTAATTTACCACTTTGTCGAATTGCCTCTGCGTTGACTTTTGAAGTTCCATGATAAATAGTTACAGAACCATCGGGGTTTACCTTTAGAGAGCCTCCGTTTTGTCTTATCTCTGTTGCCATTTCCTTTGCGGCAGATATTCTTTCACTTATATCAACCTGAACAGGTTTATGCTTTTCTCTGAGGAAGGTATCATATTGTTTAAATATCTGTGCTGTTTCAAGATCACCCGCTCTCTTTGCTCTATCTGCATAAACAAGCAAATCAACTTGGTGAAAGTCTTTTAATTTACGTTCACCTGTTTTTACTAAATCTTTGCTATATTTGATTACAGTTTTTTCTCCGGGGACATTTGCTTTCACAGTTTCACCAACTGCGGGCGGTTCAGGGGGTGCTTTCAACCCCAAAGTTTCCTCAAGGGGCTTGGGGGCTTCAAGCAACTTCCTCTCCGGCAACATCGTAAAGCCTTCACCCTGAGTAGCCATTCTCTGCTTTTCTGCTAATGCTCGTTGTTTCTCTATTGCCTTAGCCTTTCTTCGCATTGTAGAAGCTTCAAGCATAATCTTTTTTCTTATAGGAGACATGGCTTTTAATTCTTCAGCAGTCGGTTCAAGAACAAAAGTCTCACCCACTTTTTCAGAAGTCAAGGGTTCGGTGGCGATCTCGGCTTTGATCTTTTCCCTGATTCGGTTTAAGTCTGCCTCAAACCCGGTAGGTCTAACGGAGGGGAGTTCTGTTCGCCGAATAGTCTCTAATCTCTGCTCTGTTGGTAAATTCCTTATATCTTCAAGTCTCTCCGCGATCATCTCTGTTTTTACCCCCGCCTTTTTCCCCATACCTATACCTTTAAGTACCGGAGCTAAAAGAGTCATGGGATAGACTGATTCAGCGACAAAACCTCTTTCCTTCACTCTTCCGCCGATATGCTCCATTGCCATCTGTTTCTCAACCGGAGATCCAGCACCGAGCATAATCCAGTCTAATACACCCGTTCCAATATCCTTACCCATGCCCAAAACTGCTTGTCCCGCCTCTTTAGGTTTCCCCGCTATCAAAGGTTCAGCTACTGATTCAACTATATCCCTCGGAAAGGTCATAAAACCACGTGCAGAGGCTAATTCCCTGCCAATAGCGGGAGGGGCAATCTTCTCCCCTGCTTTAGCGAATAACATCGGTAGAAGGGCTGGAAGGGGTGTTCCTTTGCTAACTTCTTCAAGGGCAGAAGCTCCCATCTCTTTGGCGAAACCAAGACCCTTATTAAGTAAACCATCGCCCATACTGGCGGGCTTAGTAGGTTCAAAAACGCTGAGATTACTTTTCTTCTTTGGCTCAAACACACCCAAATTCGGCATTACTTTTTCCAATAGATTTTTGCGTTGGCGACTGCATTATCAAAAGCTTCTTGGCTAATCGACCCTTCATTTAGTTGTCGAGTAGCATCGGAGACAAATTCATCGTAATCTCCATAAGCAGATAAAACAGACTCGTATTCTTCGGGGACTTCCCCCGTTTCTTTAGACAACCCTTCACTTATTCTACCACCTGGAGTAAATTCACCTAACGCTTCAATCAATCTGTTTTGTCCCACCTGATATGCTCTTTCAGTGGCTGTCTGTGGAGCAATGGGAAATCCTGCCATCAAACTATCTATTCGACTTTCTGGTGTTCCCCTCATTTCAAATCTCAGTGATGGCTTTAAAAGTCCACTCATAGCTTTGGTTATATCACCAACTCCCAATTTCTCCGTCTTTGGTGTAAAAATAGGTTTTCCGGTAGTCGGATCAATACTATAACTAACACCAGCCGGAATCGGGGCAAACTTCAATCCACCTTCCCCTCCAGTTGGGGCAATGTAGGTCTCTTTGTTTATATAGCTTTTTTCCATTGGTGTTCCCATCCACCAGGGTGTTGCCTCTTTTTTGGTTGTTGGCAGTGTTAATTCCGCTATCGCTGCATCCAAAGTGCCAACCGGAATTTTTCCTTCCGATTCCATCAATTTTAAATTGGACAACGCACCCTCAAGTCTCTGTCTATCTTTTTGTTCCTGTTCCCAATCTTGGGCGTCCTTCTTTATCTTCCTGGTTAAGGCTTCCATGTTCAGATTGGCCAGGGACTCCTCTAACTTCTTCCGCTTCCTCTCCGCAATCTGTTCCTGTTCCTGATCGTATAATGCCTGTCTCTGCAAATAACCTCTATAAATTGATCCGGGCATATTGCCCTCCTAAAAATGATATGGATTTGGTGGAGTATAACCAAATTTTAGTTCTGGACTGTATTGAGCTCCACCACCACCACCACCCGCTTTTTGCCGGTTCAAAATCTCCCAAATTATCGACCCGATATCCTCTCCCACACCCGAAAAGTCCGGTGCTCCCTGTGCCCAAGATGTCCCAGTTCCCCTGGTTATGCTGGCTATCAAAGCGGCCAACCTCTGCTTTTTATTCTCCAAGTAGTTTGTCGAGACTTCCGACATAGGCGCATAGGCGAATTTCTGTAAGTTGGCAATCTCAAGTCCGGAAGATCCCGGTTGTTCGGCATATTTCTGTTTAATATCCCCAGCTAATTGATAATAAGGCGCCGTCACAGACCCCGGAACATTCGTATTTTGATATTCATTCATCATTTCTTGAAGCATCATCTTCTCATAGGGGGACATCTGGTATCCCGATTTCTGTTTCCCACCACCGAAGAGATTTTCTAAAAGTGACGCCCCCGCGCTTATTGCAGGTACAATCCAAGGTCCAATAGGCATGACTCCTCCTTATTTTCCAAAGGGTAAGTATTCCCACCAGAGGCGGGAAAGTAAAAAATAAGTTGATGTTAAACTACTCACGTAGATACTATAGGATTTCGCATAACTTGACGATGAAACACCAATTTGTTGTATATCCCATCCCGTGCTGGCTAAGGTATCGGAAAATAACTTTGTTCCGTTCTGATCGTATACCCATACTGCATAAGCTGAATCGGATTTAACTTCTAATCCGCTTCTTTTTATCCGGCTATAACCGAAGGGATCATCGGAGAGGAGCCTATATCCGCTCTGATACTTAAAAATAACATCGCTTGCCGAGGTTGTCCCTCCGTCTCTCGCCTGTACTCCATAGTAATAAACCCCGTAATTCCACCCTGATCTATAATTGGCAAATAGAATATCGCCCGTAGTAGATAAAGACCGACGAAAACACATAGCAGAAGGATTTATCACCGTCTCCCGGGACCATCCTCCATAGTCTATATTCCAAGCCAGGGTTCTAAATGCCGAATTACTATAATAAGAAAAATAATAATGCCTGTCTTTGGAATTATAGAATCCATTGGTTCTCCATCTTGAAGAATTATCTATCAGTGAATCGATCTCTCTTTGGATCTTTCCTGCCGAGATATTCTTTGGTTTATCCACACCGTCATAACCCCATATTCCGTTCTGATCGGGGAGAATAACTATCCTCCCCTCACTAACAGACATCCCATGATTTGAATAGCAACCGATGTCATTCGCTATTGTGGTAAAATCATAACCTCCGGCACTTGGAAAAACTTTATAGAGGCTTGAAAGTTTCGAAATCAACAATTCATGCCTGGGTATGTCCACATATTTACCCGCCATGGAGATCATGCCGGTAATTCCACCCCCCCCACCTTCAAAGTAAAAATTGTTCTCTACCGGAAAGGAATTCAGGTTGTGAAGACTGCTCCAAATTACACTCAAATTATCTATTGGATTATCACCATAAGAAGCAGCCCCAAACCAAAGTCTCCCCCCAAAAACCTCAACAAATTCCGGCTTCCAAAAACCCGTCCGCTTAATTCGGTATTTACTTCCGGCTACGAAGGGATAATTAACATTGTCACCCGGATACACAGAACAGTAATAATAAAATGACGCAGGATAACAATATTCAATATACCTACTACCACCTATAATAGACTTGTATAAGTCCGACTCTATGAGACATCCATCCCATGTTCCATCAAATACTCCATCTCTCGCTTTAATTCTCAATACTCCACTACAATCATCTGGCCCAGGAACAAGAAGTGCGCTTGTATCAATAACTCCAGAATCAATAGCTTCACTCAAAGCTAACCAGGGGAAAATTGCAATAGAATCGACAAAAGGATCGGGAATATAAGACGAAGTCAGATAACTTGGAAAATAAATAGTATCTTCTGATGTTCCTAATTCGGAATTAAAAATATAGTACCAAAAGTATTGAGTCGAAATCTTTATTCTAAGTGTATATCCAATCCATTCACCGGGTTCTGTCAGGTATCCTGATGGAATTGTAAGCCACATAGTCAACCTATTCGGTACAGAGGGGCACTCATCTTTTCTTGACAAGCAAAACCCTTTATAAGAAACAGGGAATTCAATTATCGACGATCCATCCCAAACCACCGGAAGAATTCCCTTGTGTGTTGCCACGAATTTATCATTAAAAGTTACGCCATCCCACGCTCCTGGCACTCCGTAAGAACTCGCAATCTTATTCCACGTAGAATCCGCCGAGGTGTAATAATAGAGTGCGGTGTCACTACCCCCCATCGTATATGATGTCCCGTTCGCCTTCTCATAGCTTTGCAAGAAATTGAAACTCGTAGGCGTAGCACTGTGCCGGGAATAACCGGGGCGCTTATATATTTCACCCCTTCGATTCCAAAGAGCGTTTTCAAGAACTAATGCTTCGTTGTTTTTAAGTTTAGTAGGATAAGGAGTAACAATCAATCCACCCGTGAAGTCGTTCCACTCCTCGATCTGATACTTACCCTGGGGTGCAGTAACTGGTTGCGGTGTCTGAAACTTATAAGGAAAATACTGTGGCTCCGTAGTCTGTGGCGGAGAGACTGGACTTGGCTTGCTGAAATTGATGTATCCCTGATTCCCACTTGGCGGTGTTACATTCGGTGGCGTTACCGGAGTCGGCTTATTAAAGGTCTGTGGGATGTAGATCGGCTGTGTCGTTTTTGGTGGCGTTACCGGAGTCGGCTTCATCATTTTCATTTCCCACCACTGCGCTGGGGTAGTCACGGGCGGAGTCACCGGTTGGGGATTAGGAACGGTTAGAGGCTTAACGAAAGGTGGGTATTCCTCGATGTCGGGATTAGTGGTCTTCTCCTGGGCATTAAGCGGAATCAAATTGTATTGATAAAAACGAAAGAGGAAAAGAAATACTAATAGAATGAATAAAATGAAAGACTTTATCTTCTTCATGTTTATTTATAATCTCCAAGTACAAAAAACCCATTTTTTTTATTCATCAAAAGCGATACATTATCTTTAGGTATGTAAATCTCTTCCTCTTCAATCTTCTCTTTCCATCCAGTATACATAGTATCGCTACCTATCCTCAGGAGAACTCTTTCTCGACCATATTCATCATATTCTCCCTGGGGATATTCATAAATAGAAGCACCGATCCACTTATCTTTCGGAAGTGGTTCCGATTTCTTTTCTTTGCAAATATGAAACCAGATCAAAATTTTCTTCATCTGCTCAAAACCTTCGGTTGAATCATTATATCCTTCGGACGGTTTTCTAACATCGTGGTCAAATCCATAATCTCCTGATTCACGATGGACATTATGAAATTCCCCACTGTCAGATCACCCTCTCGTAATCGGGAAAGCGCAAAGGCATAAAGAACAACCTCAATCTCATAGATATTGTTGAAAAGAAGGGTATCACCGTAGGTTTGCATGGCGGGAATAACGGAAACAAACATCGTTAGATGAGTAGTATCGGATGTATAGGGAGGATAAACACCAAGATTTTCATTCCGGGCTGCGTCTGTTCCATGATACCAATAGCGGGGTTTTCCAACCCCGGTAGCAACTATTCCCCTCTGTCCAATATCCCGGTGTTGAATCTCATACAAGGAGAAATCCTCGTTTCTAAGTTTAATGGCATTTACCCTATTCCATCCCTCCCACCATTTAGTTGATGGCAAGGCTATGGAGGTGTAATTCCCGGTTGGTGTAACATAAGCCGCAAATTTTACCTCAGCTGCATAGGGAGACAACCCCGCTATATATCTCATCCCCATCCCCAGCATTTGATTCTTTACAGAATCGGGTAGATAAACCTCGTTCGCCGATTGCAACATCGCATCCAAATAGGTCTGCATCTCCCCGAAACTGACTGCCTTTGCGATTGGACAGAGTAACAACAAGGCAAGTAAACAGAGTATGAATCTTTTCATTTTCACTCCTATTTTAAGATTTTTCTTTCGGAGGATATATCCGGTTGACGGTTCAACTTCTGATCTCTTATATATGAAATTGTCTGTCTATATTCATTGTAATTTAGGGTGGCGCAATCGTAATCGTCGATAGATAAACAAGCCAAAAAAGTGGCATACCGGGCGATTAATTGCACGGTACTGTAAGGGGGCGTACTCCCATATCCATAGATGTACTCAATATAAAGTTGGGTAGTAGTATCAGGTGCGGGATAGAGATATATAAAAGTGGTCTCCCCGCTCTTGAATTGTGCCCAATATCCCGAAGTGGGATAGGCGGTAAGTGAACGATGTCCGATTTCGCTTATATCTATTTCTATTAAACCCAATTCAGTAGCATAATCTAAAGCACTCGATCTTAATCTTGATACGGAGGTAATAAAAACGACATCCTTAATGGGAAACCATCCAATCCGAACATAAGCATAGTTACTGTCTGCCGAAACCGTTGCCGTTGCTGCTTCACCGGAATATAATAGTCCATGAGTACAAACCGCCCTTTTTGCCATTGCTATTAACTGGTCAAGATTGTCCGTTGTAATTAAATCCTTTAATTCAGGTTTAATGGTATATATTTCATTGTAAAGTTGAGTGTCAAAGCCGACCCCCCAACATATCCCCTGTATCAGAAACAGCGAAATTAAGGCAAACAATAGAATCTTTTTCATTTCTCACTCTCCGTTTTTTCTTGTTTCTTTATCTGATCCAAGCCCTTTTCTCTAAGAACTTGGCTGTGGTAATCGTCAAATTCGTTTCTATAGGGAAAAGCTAAATTCTTAGCATATCGTAAAAGAGCTTTGTAACTAACATAGCTCACAATTGCCGGTCTTAAAGTTAGTGGAATATTGCTTGTGTCCGCGTCCGTACTTAACAACTTGGCGGATGCCCAGTAGATAATAATGGTGGTGTCTGCACGGTAAGGCGGGGGATAGAACCCCACCCGGGCGCTTCCATCCGATCCCACCGAATAGGCGTAGCGGGGAGTCAACTCATCGGAGTACTTCTGAAGGTAAACTTGATCGTTTACTACCACCGTTGGGGGAGTTTTCCCGGATGGTCTTAAAAATCCCACCGCTTTCAAGTTAAGGAAATCGTTGTTAGGGGTATAGAGTTGGTTATTTGCCGTCCAGATAATCGTGTCGAGTTTCTCAATCACTTCCCAACGGGAGATGATCAGGGATCCCTCATTCACCCACCGATTCCAGACCGAGTCGGCATAGGTCGGCTCGGTGGTCATGTAGGTATTATCTTTGGCTCCCACCTTCAGGTCTGCCAGAGTGTAAAACTCCCCGGCTAAGGATTTTTCCAGAAAGAACCAAAAGATCAGCAGGGGGATCAAAAAGGATAGTGTAAGTGTCTTTTTCATATTCTCCCCATCCTCTGCAATCTTTTTACTCTATACTGAAAAGCCTTTTGTTCGTCCGAAACGTCAATCTTAGTTTTAGGCTTAGTCACCGCCGAATCGTTTTGTTTCATCAGTTCCCTACCCGCCAGGTAACTTGCCTTGTAGTCCCGGGCCAACTGTATCATTTTACTCGCCTGAACGGGATCTTTTGTATTGACCGCCACCCCTGTTAAGAATTTCTCCATAATCCCGTCGATAAAAACCATAGGATTAGGATAAAGAGGAATGTCGGCAATGTTAAATGTCTTTTTATAATAGTAAGTGACGGTTTCAAGAGTTATGGCCGAACAGGGATAGATAATGAACTTCCAGGTGTATTCGTTAATTTTCTCTTTGGCTACCCAAAGATTCGGGGTTTCGCCCTCCATCTGACCATATTTGAGTTTATAGAAAGCTTCCTCATCTTGGCAGTCGTCATTCAACCGGCGCATATCATCACCGTAGAACATTGAAATCATTTTGGATAGATCATTGCCATTCCCTGATAATTCATACTCAATAATATTGGTTGTAAGGGTTAGTTCTTCCGATCTCTTAAGCCATCTCCAGTTGTGGTAATCGTAAACATCCCTTGAAACGACTTCAAGATGTTCATCCAATTTCCGGGTAACGACTGCAGAAGAATCACCCAGGATATTTTCTTGGATGTACTTAGTTATATTCATAGTCGATTATCCTATCGGGGTGGATGTTATCCACCCACCCCGGTTTGAGTCTTACTTTATTCCGGTAAGGGGACCAGTGGTATACTTCTTTGCCGGTTTGCCCTTCATCGTGGCCGCCTCAAACTCTTTCTGCGAGGAGGGTAATATATTCTTCCCAAAGAAAGAGAGCCCTTCGATGTACTTCTGAACCTGTTTGTTGTCGGTAAAGTAGAACCCCCATTTGTCTTCCATCCCCTTGCGCAGGATGACAACCGCTCCCTGAATCGGGGATAGGTGACAATTCATAAAACTGTGCTTGTAATACTTGGTGTCGGGGTTCTCCTTAGGCGGTGGTGTATCGACCGCAGAAGCATTTGCCAACGGAGTATCGGGCTGTGGTGTATCCGGTCCAGTGGGCTTATCGGTCACACTCGTAGTGATGTCCGGACTATCCGGAACTTTTGATTTCTCTTTTTCAGAGGAATCGTCCTGATTGTTTTTACTCATCTTTTTCTTTTTCCTCATATTTGCCGGTTAAGGTTTCGATTTGTCAATCTTCCCTTATCCTTCTCCTTTTAGTTGTTAAATCCGGTGATCCCGGAGGCAAAACAGTGGGAAGTGATCACATCCCATCGCCACGCAGCGCAAGAGATGTATTCCTCTTCCCTGGAGAGTGAATCGTTTGCCTGCCGGTCTTTCAGAAGCTTATCATCCAACACGCCCTTGGTGGTCAAGTAGGGCATATAGGTGATGTTCCTTGGATCAACGATAACGAAACTTCCGCCGAAAAGGTTATCCGGACTGTCATCCGGATCGCCGGACAGTTTGTTTTCTTCTATGATCTTCAAGGTCTTCCCACCGGGCAGTTTGAGGCTGTCAACCTGTATGTCCAGATAGGTATCCTCTTGCATAATCACCATAGGGTTGTTCTTTTTCCAACTCGCCAGAGCATAGGTCATCATGGGGCAGGCAAGCATGATCTTAGTGGACGATCCCACCTTGAAAGCCTGTCTCACAACCCCCATGAAGCTATCCCAGGTCACAACCCCGAGATCGGGCTTCAATACCCCGCCTCTCCGGATGACGGCCGGGATGATACCCTCACCAATCGGGATACCGTTCGTGGAATCCCATTTCCTGGCTCCAAAGAGGGCCTTATTGATCTTCTCGTTCAGGTGATCAATCCACTTTTCGATCAACTGGTCTGTCCAGGGATCTCCGGTGTAGGTCTTCTGGTTCGTGAAGAACAATCCACCGCCTATTGCGGTCCGGATCAGGGTGACACAGTTCCACTCGTCACTCGGAATCCGGTTCGAGATGGTGGGGAGGGAGCCGGTTTCCGCTCCAGCATTGAACAGGATTTTGATCTTGGTATCATCCGCCCAGGTTCCGCTATGGGAAGTCCCGTAATTTCTGGTACAGGTGAATGTGGTCGAAGATGGAACGGTCAAAACCCGGATTTGCTCGAAAGCACTCAAATCCGATTCCCATATCTGGATGATGTCGTTGGGCCGTAACGGTCCAACCGCATCCACCGTTATGGTTGTGTCTCCCAGAACTGCTCCTCCGGCCATGTTCAACTGCATCCACTCACCTTTGGTCTCTTTCTCGTAACAGAAAACCTTGGGGGAGATGGTCGGTTTCTTGGTTATGTCTTTGCCCTGGAGAGCAAAGAAACTCTTGCCGACATCCACGGCATCTGCAAAATATTTGATTTTGGGATGTATTTCCTTCATTATCAAGCCGTCCGGGAGCATACTACCTGTGATTATTCCCGAAAGCAATCCTTCAGCGTAAGTAGGTGGCATAGTTTATTTTCCTTTTACAGGTGGCAGGGAGGTAATGCCCGCCCCAAAATCCTTAATATCTTGAGCATTCCCACCCTTGGTTGTGGTTTTTCCTGATGGCATCTTCAATTGTCTAAGTTTTTTCAGCCGCTTGAGTTCCAACTCACTCAGATCGCTCTTGAGTTTTTCCGGACTTTTCTCTTTGGAGAGTTTCCAGAGATAGAGGTCGTAGGCATCCTCAAAAACTTCCTCGGGATCCATATCCTCTAATTCCTGCCTGGTCTTATCCGCCAACACGGCAGGAATTAGCTTTTTGAGGGTCCCCTTCAGCTTATTGGGAATCTCCACTCCATCCTCCCCCTTCTCCATTTTGCGTTGAAACTTATCAAAAGCCAAATCCCAGTGAATATCCCCTCGGTCTGCCTCCAACTGCCTAAACCTGTCATCGTAGGGATCTTTCCCTTTAGGAAGGCCGTCCGCCTTGGGAGGAGAGGATTTTTTGATCTGTGCCTTTACCGCCTGAATGAAGTCATGTGGTGTCTTGTAGTTAAGTTCCGCGGCTAACTCTTTGACAATCGGAAATGTCATCTTATCTTCATCGAGGAACTTCTTAAAGTTCTCCGCCATTTCCTTGAATGTTTTGAATTGAGGGAAACCCAACTCTTCCAGTCTGTTCGCCTCATCTTCAGCCAGAAGAGCATCAAGTTCTTCGTCAGTCAGATCCGGGTTGTCAACCCTTAGTTTTGTCAGCTCCTGTTGACGTTCCGGTTCCAGTTCCTCTTCTGTTTTATTCAGATCCTCGTTTTCGAGAGGGTCTTTATTTTCTCCAGTCATTTTTATCTCCGTCGGGTTGCAACTTTCGGAGTTTCTCCTTAGCCGCATCCCTTTGTTTAAGGTGCTTTTCGAGCATCATTCTAAATTTCTCAATCTCTTTGATTTTACCCAATTCACCAAACCCCACTATGTCTTGTGGAATTTCGTGATTAAAGTCTCTCAACCGTCTGTCTGCTCTCTTCTCCTCATCCCCCAACCAGGGAGATATTATCTTCTCCCATACTGGGGATTTAAAGAGTTGCTCCACCATATCCCCACCCTCCACTTGCTCCGTAAGCGAAGCCACGTAGATTTGCATTTTTTCTTTTCTGGAAAGAAGGCCTTTTAAGACTTTGTTGATTTGAGCGAAGGATGATAGCATTAACTCCTACCCATTCTCGATTTCAGACGGTGAACCGGACCAGCTACGGTCTTTCCGCCTCTTGGTCCGGGATTCCTGGTTATGGCGATGTGAACATACCTCCCACCAGGTAATTTCTTGGTTCGATACCTGATGGCACCGCCACGTTTTTTGATCAATTCTTCCGGCATAACTTACCTCACTTTGTCCAGAAGGGTCTGTAATACTCCGTGATTTTTAACGGGATATGCTTTGCGGCCGCATCGTTGTATACCGGATGTTCAAGTCCGGCTGTGGCGCTGTCGGCAACGATTGTAACCACAACCTTCAGGCGAACATATTTCGTATACACCGAATCCTGGGCATATACCCCCAGCCATTGAGTTTTGATCAAACCCTGAGTGGTATCAGTGAGCGCCGATCTCAAGGTTATCGTGTTAAATAAGGCGGGATAGGTGGCCGAATCAATGGCGGTTTGCATATATACACCATAAGTATCGCCTGCATCATACCCACCGAATGTGTCTACCTGGGCAATATCAAAACAAGCGGTAAACGCCGATAGAGTAGGCGAACCGCTCGGTTCTCCCATATTATACCAGGGGGTATAAAGCGTAGCATGGAGGGTGTCTTTATACAAGGTTGAATCCCCCCATCCCCTCTTAACCGTCCAGTTTGTCTCTTGGATCAACCACCCGCTGGCGGAGGTTCTGCTCACTATCTGCCGGTGATAGACACTATCACACGTCACTAATGGCCAGTAGGTCGGATACTGTCCATAGTTGTGGGCAGCGAATGCAGGAATGGCAGCCAGAAACATCACCAAAACCAGTCCCGCTAATACAACAATTCTTTTCATCTACTTCTCCTCGGTTAAATTGTTTTCTACTCTCTCTACAGGGGATTTCTGATTTTCTGTCTCATATTCACTCCTTGGTTTCAGGTTAATAAAAAACCCCGTCCATCCCGAACGGGGCTACCGTGGGGACAAACGGGGCTATGGTTGTTCCATTCACCCTTACAAAAAGCTATGTCGAAAAACTACACTATTTTAGATTTTCTCCTCCCTTAGTTCAAAATGCACACAACCAAAATTTTCCTCGGTATATAAATCACAACTTATATTTTCATCGTTATCATGGAAAAGTCGATCAAAAAGATCGTTTCTATTTACTTCTACCTCATCTGGATAATTTTGTACGAATTTATCAGAGAAACAACTTCCCAAGTGATCTCCCGGTTCCCCATCCCAAAATTTACAATTCTTACATCGTTCCATCACGGTTCCTTTTTTATCTTCTCCTCTTTCCTTACCAATGTAATCGTTCCATCATGAATTTCGATCTCAATTCTAAAATGCCCCTTGACCGGAATATCCTGGTCGTAATACGAATCTTTAGCTATGATCTGCGAAAGAGTCATTTAGCAAAATCTCCCATCCCGAATTTGGCTATCAAAGTCAGATACCAACATCTTATCTTCTTAAAATGGCATACCTTGAAAAGCCAAGAATAGAATCTTTCGTAGAAATACAAATTCCTAACGGTTAAAGTTGAACCCACTCCCCTTATAATCTTTTTAATTTCACCATGAACCATCACTTTTTGTCCAGGGTAAAAGAGGGGGTATTTGTCAAAAACCACTTTCATAAATTCATTAAATCTATCTAAGGTTAACTTACTGTTGGCGGTATAAAATTTATCGCTTCGATTTCTAATTGCCCCTATGATTCCACCATCGTTTTTTTCCATCATCTTTTCCTTCTATCCCTCAACTTAAACGAATTCGACTTGACCGTATGCTCCGGTCCCGATATGGTATGTCCACCCCGAACTATTATCTCTTCCCCCTAAACGGATTTCTTACTCTCTGTCCACCAGCCGAAGTCACTTTGTGAACCTCCAACCGGAAAGACTTCTTCCCCGGAACTTCGTAGTCATCCAGGGATTCCTCGGTGATTTTGCCGTGAACCAAAACCTTAACCTTCTTTCCCACCCGGAATGAATTTCCCTTCAGTTTGCTTGCGTCAATCCTGAAGGTGGATTTGGGAATTTTATTCACAACGGTCGGTAAGGACATTCTATTTTTCTTCATGTTTACCTCTGAAAGTTTGCATAGTTTAGTTTCTGCGCCAAGGTTTCAGCTAATCCAATCTCGTCTTGTGCCATCGGTATTCTGGGTTTCGCCGTACCCGGAGCATTCGGGGATTGTTCCTTTGCCTGTAACATGGCGATATGCTGCTGTATATGCTGTGCCACATTAGGAATATCCTTGAATTGTAAATGCCCTTTAAGGTGCAATTCGTGTGGTTCTTGTGGTAAAACAGGAACGGGGATACCCATTTTAACCATCATCATATTCTCTTTATCCACCGGTAGCATCTTCTCCGCCGGATCGGGAACTAACTCTTCCACATTGGGCAATTGAATTAATCTAAAATGCTGCCTCCGGAGTTTAACCGGATCAACGTAGGGGTCGTCTTTGTAAATCTCCGCGAACTTCAACATCTCCTGTCTTTGGATGGGGTGATTCCACACATCGTTCAGTTCAATCTGAATGTCTATATCCCCCCCGTCTATGTCATCCATCCCCAACTCCACAACTTCGTTTGAATCGTACATCTGGATAGGTATTTTTTCTATGGTCAATCTGCCAATGTCGTAATATCTCGTAAGAATTTCGATTAACCCGGTATCGACGATAACATTGCTCTCGAACTTCTTCAAGCTGTCCGTAACCCCCTTCAGTACCATTATCCCTGTAGCAAGTTTATTTTGGGGAGTTGTAGCTCCGGCAGAAAATTGATTGGACCCAAAGATATACTGCATCTCATTGGTGAGGTTATTGGACTCCAGGTATGCTTCGTTTGGTACCTCCCCGGTCTTTAAAGGCTCAAGTTTCGCTCCCCGGGTGAGTTTAATCACTTCCCCGGATTGAGCCTGGATGTAATCCGGGAAATCCTTGCTTGGATCATCCGTCACCATAGGAGGATTAAGGTTTCGCGCCAATGCCATCAGGAGCCGGTTCCGAATATAGAATTTCTGCAGTAAGGCATTTTTCGATACATTCATCTTGCTGACCGGGTAGGCAATCTCGTAGTCGTCGGGGAATATGGTAGTCTGAATGAATCCCTCCGCGGCCGGATAATGCCATTCGTTCTCATCAAATTGAATCAACAACTCCCGGTTGGCTACGGTGGCGATAACATCCATGAATTTAGGCGTCTCGTTGGGATCTTCATTCGGTATTGGAATCCATCCCCGGAAGTGCAGGAGTTCAACGGGAAGGTTATAACCTTTCATCAAATTAGACCGAAAGTCGGTGGTATTATTGAATTCCTCAAAATCAGCCTGAGGAAAGGTGGACTTACGAAGCGCATCTATATCGATTTCATATTGCCTGCGGTCTTTTTCTTCCTCAGCATCTTCCAGGACATCCAGGAGCGAGGATTTGCTTTGTATTATCCCCCATTTCCGCTGAATATTATCTGGATCGGGAAAGAACCGACGGATATCACACCCGATATAGATGGGACATGTAAAACTTTTCTCGGAAACAATATCCCGATATCGAAGTTGAGAAGTCTCGTTGAGTCTCAAATCCTTCCGGAGAACATTCAGGGGTATATCAATCGTATCTACATACCCGATCCCCGCGCCAAAATGGATTGCACTTTTCAGGGTGGGACGAAAAGCCTTTTTTAATTTTGATTTATAGGTTGTGGTTTTAAGGTAGGATGTAATGTTTCGCAGCTTTCTTTCGCTGGTATTCTCCCCACCCTTACAGCTAAAAAACGGATCATTAGCAAAGAGAATATTGTCGAATTCAGCCAGGAGTTCATCGGCTCCTACGTGCATATCCGCGGGAACCAAGCCGGGGTTCTCTTCCTCCAGGTCCTGTTCCATCTCATCCGGTATATTGAGATTATAGAGTGATTCGAGATAACCAAAGAGGGTATATAGTTCGCCGAACCGGTCTTTTGAATAGCGATAGCAGTCAACGATAAGATTCACTATCTCTTTTTGTTGAGTCTCGTTAAGTTCTATCATACATAACCGTTCCTTTTAGGCTTGCGGAGATGTTTAAACCATTGGCGTGGGGGAAGATTTTGAGCATCCCTGACCTCAACTGAGGGGGAAAAGAATTCATTTGCCAACTTTTCGTATACCTCGGCATGGAAAAAGTGATCGGCCTTGCTTCCTTCCGTGTAGAAATAATGCCCTGTATCTTCATCCAAAAGCCGAGTGGGTGCGCATAACTGGGAATAAAACTCACCATCGTTTAAAGTGGAAGCGTTGGCGGGTAACAATACTGTTTGTTCGACATAATCAGAAACGAGGGCATCCATCACCTGAGTTCGATCCGCCTTAATTATCCTTTTGTCTAAGTCGAGAATCACATCTACCTGTTGAGGAGAAGATAGATAATCACACAACCATACTTCACAATTAGCCTCTTTTTGAAATTCCCTCGCTTTATGGGTTTCTGGGTCGATGTCCATTACACATACTTGAACCCCATACCTACTGATAAAAGTATGCAATTCCTCAAACTCCTGGACCGTTCCGGCAAATATCAATCTCCGGCTATTGCCGGAGGGGTGATCGTGGATAACCACATGAAGTGGACCGCCAACATCCACCCCCATAGTCGTGGCATCTGACCGGGAAGGCATGTTATAGTTCAACCCGGACTTTACACATTCATCCAGAATCGCTTTGGTTAGCTTGGTTCCCTTAGCGGTGTAGGCTAACCCCAGAATATCGTTATAAAATACCTGCCTTCTGGATTCATTGGTTTTACTTTTGATAAATTTATCGTAAATCTGCGCGATAGTCAGGTGAGCGGAAAAAAGCTGCGATATGGAATACCCTGAAACAGACCTGTCCGGATATTCAGCCACCCATTCACCCTTAACCAGCCGGTCTATCTCCCCCATACACTTTTTGCAAAATATCTTAATATCGGTTTTGGAACCTTTCTGCCATTCACTGTCAACCAGTTCAAATACATTATCCTCGGTTTCCCGGACTACATTCACAAAAAATTCCGGTTCCTGCCATGTTCCGCAGTGTTCGCATTTGATCATCCAATGTTTTTTATCCGATTGAGTATAGGCTTCGTCAATCCCAAAACCTTCAATCGTCGGGGTTGAAATTTTGCGGATATACTTATACGGTGAGGCAGTCATACGCCCAGGAATCAGCTCTAAGTTATTCTTGGTCTGTTTTCTTTGAACCTCCAGACATTTGTCCAGCTCGTCGATGATCGCCACATCTGCCGGGAAGGATATGAAACTTACCGGAGAATTTGAACCGACAAAGAAGAGCACCCCTTGATCACCAAAGCTTTTTAATCCCTTGTTATCGGCTTCCACCACTTCAAAACCGGCTTTCTTGGTAGGTTTAACTCGTTGTCGATAATAGGGAATTGTGAGTAGAGGGCGGTCGATTCTGTCGGTTACGAAATTATTGCGGAGATCAATAGTCGGCAAAACATAAAAAACCCGGAGTCCTTCATCGGCCAGACTGAAAGCATCACAAATCATCATCTCGGAGATCCCCACCTGGACCGCCTTTTTAATCACCATCTCCGGGGACTGATCCAGATAGATGCCCTTTAGAAACGGACTGGACTCAAAATCCAATGGCTCGTTCTTAGTTGTCCGATGAATCCTCGAACCGAGAAACCACCGGGGGTGTTCCCGACGTTCTATTTCCATTTCGCAAGACTTCAATAACAGATCGGAGCTTTCGGGATTCAGTCTCTCTAAGCTCTGGACTAAGCCCGGCTCTAAGATTGAAGATATTTGTGTCTCCGCCAAATCCTTCACCCTTCAACTTTATGGGTTCAACCTCTTTTTGGATCTGTGCTATTAAATCGCTCAAAACTTTGATGTTTTCTTGACAATAATTTCCCGCACAATTCTCCAGGAACTTCTCATACATCTTTTCGAGTTCTGCAATTCTTTCTGCCTTATCAATAAGGGCACAACCTCCCAATGATTCTATGAATATAGCCCGTAATGTCTGAATGATTTCGGGATTTCTCTTGACGTATCCCTGAACATTTTGGCGTGTAGTAAGAACTCCAAACTCCGATTGCAAATCATTGACTATTCGCTGGGGTCTATGATTACGTGCAAGCCCCTCTAAAATAAAATCTCTATGTATCTGATTGAGTGTAGGTTTTCTTAATTCATCCGGCATTTTAGCAATTCCCCGTAAACATGTTAATCAAAAAAACCCCAGGCAATCCCTCCCTCGGAGTCACCTGGGGCTTAAAATGAGAGAAGGGTCAGTCCTCTCGTAAAATCCTATTCACGAGTTTTAACTGACCCTTCGCTTTTAAATACGCTTTCTAAATTTCTATGTCAACACATTTTACACATTTTTTCGTTAGGGTTATCTTTCCGTTATTTGAACTATCATACAATCCCCGGTGCTCTCATTGACTATTGAATCAATATAGTCACGCAGGGTTTTCCCGTGTTCCTCTGCCTCCTGTTTTATATCCGCCTGGTTTTCTCTCAACCAGCTCCGTGCACAGCGCTCCGCGCCGGTACGAGTGCGGTGTTTATGTCCGCAACCATTTCCCACCACGTAATATTTTTTCATTTCTCTCTCCTAACGATGAGCTAACGCAGGTGGAGGTGAGGCTTGGCGTAGCCTGAAACTACACCTGCGCAACTCATCAAAATTTTTTTATTTAGGGAATTCGCCAATTTGCACCTCATTCAGTTTCAATTATAATATCGACAATAAAAATTATTTGTCAAGTAAAATCGTATTAGTAGAACTACGTAATTTTGATCTAGGGACTTTTCTCCACCTCTCCCTCTCGCATCGTTCTCGATTCCAGTTATTTCGCCGGAACACCGCGTAACAATTTCCAGCTCGTCTCTGTCCCCCATTCCAATATAAACCCGGACGGAATCGAATACAGCATGGCTCCCCATACTTTTGAACCTGTTTCATAATATTCTCCAGTAGTGCGGGATTTTCATCCTCCCCCATAGTCAACCGATACAGATCCCCCTCACCCCGCAGAAGTTCATCTCCCGAATAGAATTCCCATTTTCCCTGTTGCATTATTTGCTCCATGCTATCGGTTTACCCAAATCCCCATCCGTCCCATCCGTGTTGACATCACCATAATGCCCCTTGCGCCAATTCCTGTAAGCTGAACTTTAGGTACTGTTCGCTTAAATCTATTTTTATTTTTCCCTTGACAAACCTACACCAATATGGTATCTTGTGCTTATGAAAAAAGCATATTGCGTTGATTGTGAAAAACCTGTTAGACCACGGTCTAAGAAATGTTGGGATTGCCATCTTAAAAAAATATCTCAACCACCACATTATTGTATTAATTGTGGTAAAAAATTGTCTCGTAATAGATTGGCTGTTAGATGTCAAAATTGTTCTGCCCTGGCACGAAGAACCAAAGAAAGAAAATGCATTGATTGTGGACAGGAAGTTCCCCCAAAAGTAAAAAGGTGTCCTGCGTGTCATAAAACATTTCTTAACTCTGGCATAAGACCGGTCTATAAACGCACCCAAAAGCACAGAGACCATATGAGCAAAATTATGACGGGTCGAAAGAAAAATTATCCTTCGGCAAGCACTCGACCAGAGATTGCGGAAAAAATCAAGAAAGCGTGGACTCCAGAAATGAAAGAACTTGCCCGTAAACGTGGACTTCAAAATGCTGAAAATAAACAATGGAGAAAACGCTGTGGATTGCCTCTCGATAAAAATCCTCGTTGGGAAAATGGTCGTTCCGGTCTTATTTACAAAAATGGATTTTCTCGGAAAATTAGGGAAATTATTTTTAAGCGTGATCTGGTTTGTCAAGATTGTCATTCCAATAAATTCCTTTGTGTCCATCATATTGATTTTGAAAAGCACAACCACGGTTTTGAAAATCTAATTTTGTTATGTAGAAAATGCCACACCATAAGACATTTACACCACATGAAATAACAATGCACGGATTCCGCCTCAATCAGCTTCAGGTTTTCTATCACATCGCCGAGGTAAAGAGTAACGCTGTTGTCAGAATGGTAAGGTTTACCCAAGTTTCATCTCCAATAAAGAATTTTCTTTTCCATAAAGCTTTTTGATTTTTTTAAATGAATAACCAAGTGCAAAATGTTGAGCTGATTGTTTTTCGATAGCCAAAAAATTCACCAGCTTAGCTATATTACGCCCCCTTTGAACGTCTGAAGGTTTTCTCATTTCAATATCCATAGCGTTCTCAAATTTAGTTATGGAAGTAGTCAATCTTTTGAGAGCTTTCTTATACTGCCCTTCTTTCCCGATCATTTTATTTATTCCTCCCACTTACCCAAGTTTCATCTCCAGTTGCCCCTTAGCTAAAGAATAAAGATATACACCTTTCCTGATATACTTGCCATCTATCGGGATATTGTTTGGCGGGAATCTCAATTCGGAGATGACGGAGCTCACATCCCCGACCCTCGCCTCTTGAATAATTTCCCAAGTCGTATGCGGTCCCCGCCTCAAACAATCCAACACCCGCCGGAGACGAGGAGAATGATCTAAATTGGTGCGGTGCATCTCACCCATTTACTTTAGCTCCGCCGGATCGGGAAGGTTGCGAACAAACTCAAATTCGTCTGGATCGCTGATTTGAACAATTTGTCCACGTAAATAAGAAAATCTCTTATTATCTCCAAGATATAAGGAATAACTATCCCCGATATTAATAATAGAAAATCTCGGTATCCAGTTCTCCGGCTTTTTGTAATCGACCTCTTCCGGCTCTACCTTCTCAATCTCGGCAAGAGCGTTGCGAATATGATTTACTGCTGTATATATAGGACATGAATGTCTATCTCCGAGTATCAATAAATCCTCTATCTCTTGTAAGTGATTCTTCACTTTCTTTAAGTCTGGTTTCATTTCGCCTCCTCCGTTTTTTTGCCCAAGTTTTTGGGATCGCCATCGGCGTCTATATAAATTTGTTTTAATTGAAAATTTAAATTGGCTGGGGCGTATCGCAAACCCCACAATACCTCTATCACTTCCCGTTTCGCCGCATCCCGCTCCGCTTGCACTGAACCTTGAAGCGCCTCGATGTAGGGGTCGACTTTAGAGACGAGATAATAGTGACCATCCGTTCTTTCATCCATATCGGGTATGATTGATTTTACTCCCCCTCGTTTTTCTACGTAGCGAATTGCGGGTTCATACCTTTCCAGTTCCATCTCGAACCTCGCTTTCTAATTTCCATTTTCCTTTTGGTTGATAGCAATTACTCCAACTATCACCTATTAGAATTTGCCATTTTCCACAACGACTACAAAATCTATAAGGACACTCATACACCGACCAATAAATCCAACGGTGTTTAAATTTACAGAGGAAACATTTCATCTTTTCCCTCCTTGCCCCGTTTTTTTGCAGGGCTTTTTCGTTTTCACCAAATATTCAGATTCGATGGTTATATTCGGCAACGATTCCCCTCGACGTAATGCCATGCACACTCGTCTGGCATTTTTTGCGGCAATGTCCCAGGACGGTTTAGCTGTCGTGCCTTTCCAATTCATCCGATATAAATAATCGTGTGCTCTCAAAACCTCTTCCAGGGCAGCAACAATAACCTTGTCACGTGATACATTACATAATTTCATCACACCTTTTTTATCAACTATATAAATCCTCATTTTCCACCTCGCTTTTTTCCTCAAGCTCCATCCGGTTGGTCTTTTTGTTGAACTTCATTTAACCTCGCTTCCTTTATCACTATGTCGATAATACTTGCACCACGTGGCGATTAAACTTTGCACCTCTTTTTGTGCTTGATCTCTATTTAAACCACCCCAACCGGCGAGTTCTTTATATAATCTACATGATGGTCTCGATAAACAAACAATACACCGCCGATTTTCATCTATTTCCATTTTCATCTTTTCCCTCCTTGCCCCGTTTTTTTGCAGGGCTTTTTCGCCAGCCCTTTATGGGCAAGTGTAACACGACGCTGGGCTTTCCCAAAACCATAGAAAACCAATTTTGTGAATATTACTGGTTCTACATATCCGTAAATAATCGTATGTTTTTTGATATACGCCTGAAACAAATCCTTATCTATCTCGACAATATTCGAATTAGTTTTCTTCGGCATCTTTCGCCTCCTTACGGGTGCCTGCCCAGTTTAAGCAAGCACAAGCTATTGTTTCATATATTGTAAAAAATGCCTTATAATACTTAACCAAACTATAAAATTTAAAATGGATAGGAAAGGTGTCGTGTTTTTGATAACAACCAAAATTCTTACAGTTTTTGCTTTCACTTAGTTATCCTCTCCACTGCGAAGCCCTCTTCTCCAAACTCCCGAATCATGATCCCGGTAAATAACTTCGCTATATGTTCACCCACTTCAGTAGAAACATC